AGAAACGATCCCTCCCCCAACTTTTTCCACACGTGTTGCGCATATCAGGAGGCTCCATGACCCCCAATTCGGTGGCAAATGCTGCTTCTACTGGAACGACTCGTGAGCTTCTGGTTGCTACCCGTGACCGTATTGCTGTCGCTGTGGATGACGAGAAGACTGCTGCCCGCGACCTTGCTTCGTTGACTAAGCGGCTGATGGAGACGGTGCGGGACATCGAGGCTATCGATGTGCGCGAGGCTCAGGAAGAAGGCCAGCATGCCGAAGTCGGCGATGGAGTTTTCGACCCCTCGTCTATCTGAGGTTGCCCGCCATGTGGTGTATCCGAAGGGGATAACGACTACTGCGTGGGATCGGGTTGTTGAGCAGTGCGCCAAGATGGGCGTGACGTTTGACAACTGGCAGCACGGTATTGGTTCGATCGCTTTGGGTAAGCGTAAGGATGGCAAGTACGCGGCCACGGTCGGTGGCGTTGTTCTGTCGATTCCGCGCCAGGTGGGCAAGACGTTCCTTGTCGGCATGATCGTTATTGCTCTGTGCATCATTCATCCGGGGCTGACGGTTTTGTGGTCTGCGCATCGCACGCGTACTACGTCTAAGACGTTCGGGACGCTCAAGGGTATGACTTCGAAGAAGAAGATTGCTCCGCACATGCTTGATCCTCGTAATACGAATGGTGAGCAGGAGATCCGTTTCAAGAACGGTTCGATCATCATGTTTGGCGCGCGTGAGCAGGGCTTTGGCCGTGGTTTCGATGAGGTCGACATTGAGGTTTTCGATGAGGCTCAGATCCTCACGGAGAAGGCGCTCGAGGATATGGTGCCGGCGGCGAACCAGTCTCGTCAGGAGTCTGGCGCGCTGTTGTTTTTCATGGGCACTCCGCCGCGTCCGACTGATCCGGGTGAAGAGTTCACGAATCGTCGGGCTAAGGCGATCGATGGCCGTACGAAGGACATGGTTTATGTCGAGCTTTCGGCTGATGACGATGCTGACCCTGATGATCAGGGTCAGTGGTCGAAGGCCAATCCGTCGTTTCCGCTTCGTACTCCGGTTGAGTCGATGGAGCGGATGCGGGAGAACCTGACCGATGACGATTCCTACAAGCGTGAAGCTTTGGGCATCTGGGACTCGATCAGCTCGAACCGTGTTATCGACGAGATCTCTTGGAACAATCAGGGCGATGCGTCGTCTATGGCTGTTGAGCGTCTGACGATTTCGATTGAGGTTCCGCCTGGTCGCAAGTCTGCTGCTGTTGGTGTTGCGGGTAGGCGCGCGGATGGCCGCTGGCATGTTGAGCTCTACGAAGAGCGTCAGGGTGTCGATTGGGCGATTCCGTATGTGGCCGAGAAAGCTGCACGGTACCGGCTGCATGCTGTTGTGGTTGATGAGATGGCTGGTCTTACGGAGAAGCGCCGTGATCGTCATTATCTGATCGGTACGGACATTCTGGTGACGCTTGCTGCTGCGGAGGGCCGGGATATGGCGATTGCGTGCGCGAAACTTTACGACGGAATCATGGATGGCTCCCTGTTCCACACGGATCAGCCTCAGGTGAATGTGGCGCTGTCTGTTGCCACGAAGCGCCCGCTGCAGGGTGGCTGGGCGTGGAATCGCAAGGATGCTACTTCGAATATTTCCCCGATTGTTGCTGAGACTTTGGCGCTTTGGGGTGCACAGAACGACAACGTATTGAGGCCGACTAGGCCGACGAGCAACAGGATGGCGGTGGTGATGTGACGCAGGTCATTAGGATCGCCGGACTTACCGAGGATGAAACCATAACGCTGAACCTGCTGGTGGAGCAGCTTGAGGCGAAGGCTCCGCGTAACTTGCTGCGTTCGTCATATTACGACGGCAAGCGTGCAGTGAAGCAGGTCGGTACGGTCATTCCTCCCCAGTACGCGAAGATCGGGCTTGCGCTGGGTTGGGCCGCTAAGGGTGTCGATGGGCTTGCTCGTCGTTGCAATTTGGACAAGATGGTTTGGGCTGGCGGGGATCTTGACTCGCTGGGTATTGGCGAGCTTGCTGATGGCAATTTCATGTATTCGGAGATTAGCCAGGGTGAGACTGATTCTCTGCTCCATGGTGTCTCGTACCTGATTACGACGCAGGGGGATGTTGTTGCCGGCGAGCCTGCTGCGCTCATCCATTCGAAGGACGCACTGAACGCTACGGGCGACTGGAATGTGCGTACTCGCAAGCTCGACAATCTGCTGTCTGTTACGTCTCGCAAGGACGATGACATTACTGGCTTTGTTCTGTATCTGAACAACATGACGATCAGTGCAGAGCGTTCTGCTGGTGTTTGGTCGTTGGATCGTGTGGAGCATTCTTTTGGTGTTCCTGCTGAGCCGCTTGTGTATCACCCGCGCACGTCTCGTCGTGCTGGCAAGTCGCGTATCACGCGCCCGGTTATGGGTCATCAGGATTCTGCTTTGCGTTCGCTGGTGCGCCTTGAGGCACACATGGATGTTTACACGATCCCGAAGTTGATTCTTCTGGGCGCTGAGGCGTCGGTTTTCAAGAATGCGGATGGGTCGCCGAAAGCTGACTGGCAGATGGCGCTTGGTCGCGTGTTTGGCCTTGGCGACAACGAGGACACGGGCGCGGTCAATCCTCGTGCGGATGTGAAGCAGTTCGATGCTTCGTCCCCGGAGCCTCACCTGGCGCAGCTCAATGCTTTGGCGAAACTGATGGCGCGTGAGACGGATCTTCCGGATTCTGACTTCGCCCTGACTGACATGGCGAACCCGACGAGTGCGGAAGCGTATTCGGCTTCTCGCGAGAACCTGATTGCTGAGGCTGAGGGGGCGACTGAGGACTGGTCGCCGTCTATCCGCCGCACGGTTACCCGTGCGCTTGCTATTCAGGGCGGGCTCACTTCCGTGCCGAAGGACTGGGCGGGCATTGACACTAAATGGCGTTCGCCTATTTACCTGTCGAAGTCTGCTGCAGCGGATGCTGGTTCGAAGATCGTGGGGTCGATTCCCTGGCTTGCTGACACTGGCGTGGGCCTTGAGCTTATGGGCTTGGATCAGCAGCAGATTGATCGCGCGATGGCGGAGAAGCGCAAGGCTTCCGGCCGCGCTGTTCTGGCTGCGCTGAACCCGGCACCTGCCGCGGTGCCTGCGGATGCCGTCACCGCGTGAGTCTAGGGCGGCGCTGAAGCTTCTGACGGCTGAGGCTGTGGCCGGATCTTCTGATCTGTTGTCGCGGTTCTCTGGTTCGCCGGAAGTCCGTCGTGCTGCCCTTCTGGAAAGCGTTCCAGCGCTGATCGAATACTACTCGGATGGCTCCGCGGCGCTCGCTGCTGACTTCTACGACGAGGAACGTGAGCTTGCGGGTGTGAGTTCACGTTTCAGGTCTGAGCCTGTTGTGCTCGATCGTACGGTGAAGATCCGCCGTGGTATCGCGTGGGCTTCTGATCCGCTTTTCGAGGATGACGAGGTTCTGGCCGGCGCTCGCTTGGCGGAGATTGTGCAGTTGAATACTGCCCGCCCTTTTCGGGACACGATCTTGACGAACCGTAAGAAAGATCCTGCGGCTATCGGCTGGAAGCGTGTCACTTCGGGTGGGTGTTCGTTCTGCAAGGCGCTCGCTTCCCGCGGTTCCGTCTATAAGGAAGCCACGGCGCACTTTGCCGCGCACCCGAACTGTCACTGCACCGCTTCCCCCGTTTTCTTGGGTGGCGACTCCGGCCCCGAAGCTTCGGTCATCGAGTACATGGCCTCGAAGCGAAATCGCACGCCTGAACAGCGCGAGCGTATCCGCGAATGGATCTCCGCGTTCGAGTAACCAATTTTCCCGCCGTCTTGGTGGGTTCATCGCCCGCATGGGCATTCCGATAAATCCACTGACGCCGCACGGCTGAGGGAAACCCGCATGGGAGCAAAACAATGAGCACATCTGTACCTGCTGCACCGGCCGCCGAACCTGTCGAGGGCGTTGAGCCTGAGGCGAAGGAGATCGATTGGAAGGCCGAGGCGCGCAAGCACGAACAGCGCGCTAAGGACAATGCAGCGAAAGCCAAAGCAAACGAGGGTGCTGCACAGCGCCTCGCTGAGATCGAAGACGCCAACAAGTCCGAGATCGAGAAGGTCGCCGCCCGAGCCGAAGCCGCCGAGAAGCGTGCAGCCGAGCTCGAGGCCAAGTCGATCCGTTCCGATGTCGCCCTTGCAAAAGGTGTCCCGGCCGCGCTTCTGACGGGTTCCACGCAAGAGGAACTTGAAGCTTCCGCAGACGCACTCATTGAGTTCCGGGGAGAGCAGCAGGCACCGGGCCTGCACGTCCCCAACGAAGGCAAATCGCCGACCAAGCAGCCCAACAGCGAGAAGGAATTCGCTAAGGCACTGTTCGGCTCGAGCGACTAAACGAAGGAAAACACATGCCAATTCTCGCCACCTCTGGGCTAACGCTGCCCACGAACATCGCTTCGGGCCTGTTCTCGAAGGCGCTTACCGGCTCCGGTATCGCCGCCATCTCCGGCGCTGAGCCGCAGAAGTTCGGCAACGTCACCCACATGACCCTCACCGGTCGCCCGCGTGCCGAGCTTGTCGGTGAAGGTGCCCAGAAGGGCACGACCGGAACCACGTTCGGCACGAAGATCGTTGCGCCTCACAAGTTCCAGGTGACGCAGCGTTTCAATCAGGAAGTCAAGTGGGCGGACGAGGACTACCAGCTTGGTGTCCTTAAGACGCTTGCTGACGAGGCCGGACTTGCTCTTGCGCGCGCGCTCGACCTTGGCGCTTTCCACGGCATCAACCCGCTTGCGGGTACTGTCGCGGCGGGCATCATCGCTGGTGACCGCATCGGTACCACGACCAACTCGGTCGAGATCACCACGGCCACTCTCACCACCCCTGACCTGGTGCTGGAGCAGGCTGCTGGTCTGATCATCGCGGATGGTTACGTTCCGAACGGAATCGTGTTCGACCCGTCCTACGCATGGACGATCGCTACCAGCCGTTACGCCGATGGTCGCAAGAAGTACCCGGAGCTTGGCTTCGGTGCGGACATCACCACGTTCGAGGGCCTTCGCGCCTTCTCGACCAGCACCGTGTCCGGCACCCCGGAAGCTTCGGCGAACACCAACGTCAAGGCGATCATGGGCGACTGGTCGCTGTTCCGTTGGGGCGTGCAGGAGTCCATCCCCGTCGAGGTCATCGAGTTCGGTGACCCGGACGGACAGGGCGACCTGAAGCGTAACAACCAGATCGCACTGCGCGCCGAGGTTGTTTACGGCTGGGGAATCATGGACCTCGACGGCTTCGCAACCGTGAAGGATGCCGTCGCGAATGTCTAAGTTCCGCAACCTTGATACCGGTGTGGTGGTGAGCGTGGCTGCCGAGAAGGACGCGCGCTTCACTGCTGGCTGGGTTGACGCCGACGCTCCCGAGTCGGAGCCGAAGCGCGCACCTGGTCGCCCGAAGAAGTCAGAAAACTAAACAGATAGGGGGCGGTCATGTCTGTGACTACTCAGATGCTTGCGGTTGCTCTTGGGCAGACCGCCCCCGAACCTGGTTCTATTCAGGATCAGCAGTGGGAATTGTGGATTTCTGACGCCGAGATGCTGATTGAGGCACGCCGCTTGTCGGTTGCGCCCGATCTGGTTATCGATGAGGCGAAGCTTGATTATGTGGTGCGCGAGTCTGTCGTTGCGCATATCAAGAAGCCGGATGACGCCACGCAGGTGAGCGTCGCGGTTGATGATGGTTCAACTACGAAGTCGTATAAGTCGTCTCGTGGGCGTGTGACGATCCTCGACGACTGGTGGTTGTTCTTGGGCCTCACGGAAACGTCGGGGGCGTTTTCAATTGACACCGTTGGTTTTGCCTCCCGCCACCTTCCCTGGTGTGCGTTCAACTTCGGTGCAACTTATTGCTCGTGTGGTGTGGACATGGCTGGCTACCCGATTTTCGAGGGTGGTGAGTTCTATTGAGCCTCGGTGCTGACATCGCGGCCCAATTGCCTTTCCTGCGCACTCAGGCCGAGTCGATGATGGTTTCGGCTGGGGTTGTTCGGCGGGCAACGGGCGCAATGACGGAAGATCCCGTAACGCTCGAGCAAGTTCCCGCTTACGACACGATCTACACGGGTATTGCTCGCTACAAGGCGGCGAACACGCAGGCTGGTCGCTCCGAGATTCCCGGCGCTATTGTGGTCGACCAATCGGCGACCCTTTCACTTCCGGTCGGCGCTCCTGGTGCTGGCGATGTGCGGGTGAATGACATTTGGGAGTGCACCGCGAACCCGTTCGACGCTTCGTTGATCGGCAAGAGGGTTCGTGTAACTGGTGTTCATTCCCAGACGCATGCGACCGCGCACAGGTTCCCGGTCGAAGAGGTTCTGTGATGGCCGATTTCGATTTTTCAGAGTTGACGCAGCTCGCGGCGGATCTGGGCAAGGTTGGCGACAAGGTTGGCCCGAATATAAATTCGGCGATCAAGGGTACGTCGCTGGGAGTAAAGAAGGCGTGGCAGGAGCCGTTGCGTGGCTCTAAGACGCTTGGTGGCCTGGTGCCGGCGTTGTCGTTCGACATCACGACGGGTCAGTTCTTCGGGGTGTCTGTGATCAAGTCTGAGATTGGTTTCGATAAGGACAAGGCGCAGGGTCCGCTCGGAAACATTTCGGAGTACGGATCGCCGACGATTGCGGGTCGTGGTTACGGAATTGCGGCACTCGAAGCGAACCAAGAGGATTTTGTTCGCGGTCTTGAGATCGCTACTCGTGATGCGGAGAAGGAGGCCGGCCTGTGACTCTCACGCAGACTAACGCTGTTGTTGCCCGCACCCAGGCTGAACCGGCTGCGGCTTCTAAGACGTTCAAACTTGTCGCCCCACGCGACGCTACGGGCAAGCTTCCTGTGGCCCCGTATGCGGTCTGGCAGCCGTCTGATGGCACTTCTACGCAGGAGCGATTCACTGGCGGCAAGTCGACTATGCACCCTCGCTATGTGCTGCACGCGGTCGGTTCGGATTATGACAATGCGCAGAAGTTCATCGAACGCATCAAGGCGAAGTTCATTGATGTGAACGGTTTCGGCATCCCGCTCGAGGTGGCTGGTGAGTCGTGCCGGAATCTGCGGTGGGAATCTGTTGGCGTGCAGGTCGACAACGATGTGACCCCGCCGCTGATCTACGCGACTGCTGAGATCACTTGGGACGCAGAGCCCATCTAATGTCGGTGGCGACTGCTACACTCGGAGCACATTAAAGTGCCCCGCAACTGCGCAAACAGTCCGGGGCTGTGACCAACCGGCAAGGGTTGATATGACGAGTGTAGCAAGCAAGACATGCACCAAGTGCGGAGCTTCATTCGATGCAGTTCGATCCGGGCATCAATGCCCCGACTGTCGCCGTGCATACAACCGCGAGTATTACAAGAACGGCCTAGGCGTCATCAAGGCCGCAGAGGCTGCCGAGCGTGCCTCCAACCCTCCCGCTCTGGTGACCGAGAAGGCCTGCACCCGCTGTTTGACAGTTCAGCCTCTCGAAATGTTTCAAGCCGAGACGCGTCGGGCCACGGGTCGCGGCCCTGTTTGCAAGGCATGCCGCCGAGCCGCGTACCGCGCAAACCCCGAACCCGTCATCGCGCAGGTCAAAGCGCACTACATGAAGAACGCGGCTCGGATCCGTGCGAAGAAAAAAGCTCGACGCGAGGCTGACCCGTTGGCCGCCAAGCGAGCGCAGGCTGCGTCCTACCAGCGCAACCGCGAGAAGCGGATGATCGATGCGGCAGTGAAGCGTGCCACGCCCGAATATGCGGCAGAAGCGGCGGCGCGAACACAGGCGTGGCGCGAGGCCGACCCGGAGCGCTACTTGCTTTCGGCCAAGCGCTATCGAGACCTGAACCCCGAGAAGCGCAAAGCGACGATTCGCGCATGGATGGACGCCAATCCTGAAAAGGTGAAGGCGAGCAGGATGCGTCGATCGGGGCATGAGCGCAACGCCTTCACCCTCCCTTTCACTGCCGAGCAGTTACGGGCACGTATGGACTATTTCGGCCGAGTCTGCTGGATGTGCGGCGGTGCTTTTGAGCACATCGATCACGTAAAGCCTCTGTCGAAAATGGGAGCGAACATCCTCGCAAATTATCGACCTTCGTGTGCGTCTTGCAACATGTCCAAGAAGGACAAGTGGTATGGCGTATCCGGACTCCACCGCTTCATCAAAAACTAAACACTTCACAACGAAGGGCATCGCAAGCGCGGTGCTCTTTTTTTGTGCCCAAATTCTCCCGCACCTGCGGGTTCTGCTCGTCGGGGATTCTTCGGCCGAGCTTTCTTACAAAAGGAGAATCACATGGTTGCTGAGACCGTACCGAATAGCTCACAGTCCGATGGCCGCTGGCGTCTCACTGACGTTCCGGCTGGCAGCAATGCGCTGTCTGTCGCGATCCTCTCGGGTGCCACGAGCAAGCCCTTCACCTATTCGCTGACGCCCGATGGATTCGCGTGGGACACCGCGCAGGCCACGGTGGAAGACAAGCGACTGACTCTGACGCAGGATCTTTCGCGCCCCGGTAAGACCACTGAAACGCTCGAGTTGACCTACGTGGACTCGACTGACGCGAACTCTGCTGCAGTTCTGTTCGTGGCAGGCAAGGTGGGTCAGTTCAATGTGCGCCGGGGTATCGACAACGCTACTGCGTTCACCGTGGGGCAGCTCGCTGATGTGATCACGTACATTCTTGGCGTTCAGCGTCCGCAGGCTCCGACCGAGAACGGCCTGGATCTGATCAAGCAGACCGTATATATCACGGCTCCGACGCAGCGCAAGCAGCCTCTCGTCGCCTAACACAATCCGCCGGCCTGCGTGTGTTCTCCCGTGCGCGCAGGCCGGTGCTTCACCTCTACGGGTTCGACTTTTCATGGGAGTGAAGAATGACACTTGATTTGGACAAACTGCTTGATGATGCGATCGCGCGTTCTGCGGATGAGCCGAAGACTGAGTTGGCGCAGGTGTATGTCGGCGATGAGTTGCTGACCCTGCGTGTTACTGAGCTTGATGGTGATTCGTGGGCGGCGTGCACGATTGCGCACACACCGCGTAAGGGTGTGGCGTTGGATCAGGCGTTCAGTTACAACCTGACCGCTGCGTCTAAGGATGCGCTGCCTCTCTCTGCTGTTGTTGTCGATGGTGACGATGAGCAGAATCTGTCGGCTGAGCAGTGGTCGAAGTTGTGGCGTGCGACCGATCCGCAGGGCCGGCAGTCGATTACGGATGCTGTGTTTGCTGTGAATGAGCATGCGCAGCTTGCGAGGCTTGATGCTGCGCGAAAAGGCATCGAGGCCGCGTCTCGGCTGAAGCGGCGCTCGCCCGTGAGCTAGGTGTTTCCCCGCGTCGTCTTGCGGGTTGGGAGCCGGCGACGGTGACTCGTTATGAGTATGACGATGCTGGGCGCATGGTCCGTTCCGTTTCCGTGTCTGAAGCCGAGTGGACGCGTGATGATGTTGCGCTGCTGGTCGTGTCGCGCCAGTCGCAGAACGATTATGACGAGAACGGTTTCTTGTGGTCTGAGGTCACTGATCCGGCGAACCAGTATGCGTTCGAGGGTCAGCAGAAGCCGAAGGTCAACTACGCGACGAAGGCTCGTGAGGATGCGAAGGAAGCTTTCTACAAGGCGTGGGACAAGAAGGACAACCCGGTGAACCGTAACGGTCACATCTGGGGTGTGTTGAAGAAGCCTACTGAGTAGGTATGTCGTCGATGTGTTCGGGGCAGTACTGAGACACGGATAGCGCGATGAGCGTTCCGGCGTCTCCTGCCTCGATCCCCCCGTCGAGCATGTTTTTGAGGGATAGCGCGTAGGCGTCTTCTGAACTTTCGAAGACCGCACATGTGGTCTTGCCGATGGCCTCGATCTTGTCGTTGTCCATTCCGCTGAGGCCTTCGGTTTCGTGCACGAGGTCGTAGTACTCCTGCTCGCCGAGTGTGTTGCTCGCGCATCCGGTGAGCGTGAGTGCGACAAATCCGAGTATCAACCACTTTTTCATGTGCTGAGCGTAGCGCCTGGGCCAATAAATCAATAGCGAATGAGGGAGCCCCATGGCGAACCGTACTGTTGCCGTCACCCTCACGGCCCAAGTGACCGGCTACCTCGCGGGCATGGACAAGGCCGCGAAAGCTACCCGTGATGCATCGTCTGAGGCGGAGAAACTTGCCGCTCGTGGGCGTGCGTTCGGGGATCTCGGGCGTATGGCTTTGGTTGGTGGCGCTGTTGTTGCTGCTGGTCTTGCGTTGGCAATCGCGAAGTTCGCCGAATTCGACACCGCGATGTCGCAGGTCCAGGCTGCCACGCAGGAGACTGCCGGGAACATGGCGCTTCTGCGTGAGGCGGCGATTCGTGCTGGTGCTGACACCCAGTATTCGGCCACTGAGGCGGCGAATGCGATTGAGGAACTGGGTAAGGCGGGTCTGTCGACTACGCAGATTATTTCTGGTGGTCTTGATGGTGCGCTGACTCTGGCTGCTGCTGGTGGTATCGGTGTTGCTGAGGCTGCTGGTATTGCGGCTATTGCGATGAAGCAGTTCGGGCTTGAGGGTTCGCAGCTTCCGCATGTCGCTGACCTTCTTGCTGCCGGCGCTGGTAAGGCCGTCGGTGATGTCGATGACCTTGCGCAGGCTTTGAACCAGGCTGGTCTTGTCGCGAATGGTGCTGGGTTCTCCATTGAGGAAACGACCGGCGTTCTGGCGGCGTTTGCTGATGCTGGTCTGTTGGGTTCGGATGCTGGTACGTCGCTGAAGACGGCGATCATTGCGCTGCAGAACCCGTCGGCTAAGGCTGCTGCTGAACTCGACAAGTACAAGATCTCTGTCTATGACGCTAACGGCTCGATGAAGTCGTTCTCCGAGATCTCGGGCGAGCTGCAGGGGAAGCTTGGCGGTGTCGACGACCAGACCCGTAACGCTGCTCTCGCGACGATATTCGGCAACGATGCGCTGCGTGCTGCCAACGTTCTTTACAAAGAGGGTGCTGAGGGCATTCAGGGTTACGTCGACCAGACGAATGACGCGGGTTATGCGGCGAAGGTTGCTGCTGACCGGATGAACAATCTGGGTGGCGATGTCGAAAAGCTGGGTGGTTCGTTCGATACTGCCTTGATCAAGACTGGGACTGGCGCGAACGATGTTCTGCGTGGTCTGGTGCAGTCGGCGACTTTCCTCGTGGATTCGTTCGGTTCTCTTCCTGAGCCTGTTTTGAATGCTGGTCTTGCGATCGGTGTTGTTGCTGCAGCGACTTTGCTTGCGGGTGGTGCGGCTCTGGTTGCGGTTCCGAAGTATGCGGCGCTGAAGGCGATGGTTGCTGACACTGGCGTGTCGATGGGGAAGTTCTCGATCAAGGCGCTTGCTACTGGTGGTGCGCTGTCTGCTGCAACGCTGGCTATCGGGTTCCTTGTGTCGAAGGCTGCTGATGCTGCTGCGACCACCGATGAGCTCACCCAGTCGTTGGACAAGTCGACGGGTGCTCTGACGGCGTATTCGCGCGAGATTGTGGCGAAGAAGCTGGCCGAGTCTGGGGCGTTTGATTCCGCGAAGGAATTGGGGATCTCGCAGAAGGAACTCACTGACGCGGTGCTCGAGGGTGGCGACGCGCTCGAGGACATTCAGAAGAAGATCACCGGCAAGAACAACATCGTCGACTTCTTCAACGGTTCGGGTATCGCTGCGGGCAACGCGAGCGACACGATCCGCACGTTGAGCCGTGGTGTTGTCGATTCCAAGAAGAACTTCGAGGACCAGGCTGCGGCCATCGACGGCTCTACCGAGTCTACGGGCACTGCTGCCGAGGCGTACACGGAAGCTGCAGATCAGGCGCAACAACTGACGGACAACCTCACTTCGCTTATTGACACGATCAATGAGGCGAATGGTGTCGGGCAGGATGCGGTGTCGACGAATGCGGCGTATCAGCAGACTCTTGCTGATGTTGCGGAGTACATCGAGAAGGCGAAGGCTGGCACCGAGGGTTACTCGTTGGGGCTGGATGAGTCGACTACTGCGGGTGCCGCGAACGCGGACATGCTGCGCGGTTTGGCCGCTGATTCGCAGGCCGCTGCTGGTGCACAGTTGGCGCTTGATGGCAACACTGGTGCGTATCTTGCGACGGTGACTGCGGGGCGTCAGTCGATTATCGATAGCGCGTTGGCGATGGGTGCCACTGCTGAGCAAGCTCAGGCTTTGGCGGACAAGGTGTATGCCATCCCGACCGCGCGTGAGATTCAGATTCTTGCGGATACGGCGCAGGCAAATGCGGAGATCGATAAGACTGCGGCGAAACTGGCGAACCTGAAGCTGCTGTTTACTTCGGCGAAGGCTGATGGTGTGGGCACGGTTCTTGCCGCACCGGGTCGTGCTGATGGCGGCGCTATTTCCGGTCCTGGCACTGGTACTTCGGATACTGCTGGCTTGTTCCGCCTCTCGAATGGTGAGCATGTTCTGACGGCTGCGGATGTTGCTGCGGCTGGTGGTCAGGGTGCTATTTATGCGTGGCGTCAGTCGTTGCATTCCTCGAGGGGGTATGCGGACGGTGGTGCGGTTTCTGGCTCGTACGCGGGCCGGTCGAGCGCCACAAACGTTACCGTGGCGGCCGCGAAGATGCCTGACATCTATGTGCAAAACCCGTTCACGGGCGAGTACCTACTTGCGCGTGTTGATGGGCGTATTGGTGCTGCTGATTCGTCTAACTCTTTGACTGATCGTATGGGAAAGCAGGGGTTCTGATGGCTTATGCCCCAACTCTCACGGTGTCGTTGGATGATGCGCCTATGCCTCGTTTGGAGGTGTTGTTTTCGTCGTTTGCGGCGGGTACGGCGTTTGTTGATGTGTACCGGTTGACGGAACGGCGGG